TCGAAGATGTAGGGGTTTTCGTATTCGGCGGCGCCGGTGTTGCGCAGGTCGCGGACGACGCCCACCTTCCCTGCCCCGGGGCTGACGAGGTCGCGGAGCATCTGGACGGCGTCTTCTTCCTGGAGCGGGTCCATGATGCTCTCGAGGAGAATCTGGATCATGGGGTCGGCCGTCTCGACGAGCATAGCTTGGAGCTCGTCCAAGGTGATCGTCTTCTTCTCGACGCGGGTCGTGCGGCGCCAGGCGACGTGCATGATACCGAGGCCATACATTTCTTGGTAATTGGCGAGCAGCTCGACTTCGCGGCGGAGATCGTCGGCGCAGTGCTGGAAAAGCATCCAACGCAGGGCCGTCTCGGCGGCGACCTTGGCCGCGGCGTCGCCGGATTCGACCGGCTGGAGCTGGAGCTTGGCTTTGAAGAAGGCGGAGGTGAGCAGCGCCACGGATTCATTGGTCAACGAGTCGGCATAGCGGCAGCGCGAATCGCTGGCCCCCTCCCAGGGGAAAGGCGCTTTGCCGAGCGCAGCCTGACGCTTGCGACCGTCGGGCGATTGCCCGGCCCAAAGGGCGTGACGGACTTCGTAGTTGCGCTGCTTTTTCTCCAAGAAGCCGCTAACATCACTCTCCGCTTCCTGTATATTTAGAATATACGAGCGGATCGTCTTCGGATCGGGGATCGACGTCAGATCGTAGGCGCTCATGAGGCGGATGCCTCCGCGGTTGACGGAAATGGGCAGATGCCGCTGGGCTCCGTGGGTCGAAAATCAAGACCGGCGAAGCTCACTTGTGTTTTGGCGCTGCGGCTATTGACGCGACACTCAGGGTTGTCGCGCAAGAGGCTTTGCAACCAATCCTTTTGCCCGGTGATGCCAGGATGACGCCGCTCCCAATCAGCGTAGGCGAAGGCGTCGATCGAGGCGACGTGCTGGCCGATGCCTTCGATATGCGCGGCCTCGAGCCGGGCGTTGGCCTCGGCGATCCGGCGCTGGCGGCCGGCAACCAGCGCGGCCTCGGCGTGCCATCCGGTCACAAGTTCATCCCTGACGAAATTCCACGTTTCGTCGTCGATGACTTCGCCGTTGATGAGCTCTGCCGACATTTTGTGAAAGTGATTTGCGTGGCCCGCCGGGTCTTTCCCATTGGCCCCCACCAGGCCGAGCTATGTCCGATTGAACAAACACACCCCGGCGGGCCCGCAAATTGTGGACGTCAGCGCATTACTTCAAGGTGTCGAGCTGTGCGACCTCGAGGTAGATGTGCACTTCACCGGCGTCGAGCTCGGCGAGGTCATACGACGCCATGGAGGCGACGTTGGCCACGACGGCGGTGGCCGTGGTGTAGACGTGCGGAACAGTCGAGGGATGAACTTTGGCCAGCACTTCGGTGCCGTTGACGTTCAATTCCTGACTGGTGATGAAGCGATCCGTGTCGCCGGCGTCGCCGACGATCAACACGTTGGTGTTGTAGGCGGCGGTGCCGGTTTTCTGGAACGGCGTCTTGAGGTAAGTCGCGGAACGCAACACGGCCGAATACGCGGGAAGCGTAATGAGCGTGACGTTTTGCGCGGTGTTGTCAGCCGACTCGGTCAGATCGGTATGATCAATGACGAAGCGGTAGTTGTAGCCGCGGGGCGACTCGTTGATGCTGCGGAATACGTTGGTTGTCATGGTTTTATGATTCCTCCGTGTTGATTAGGACGCCGAAGCGATCTTCCCGTGTGTCAACGGATTGTCGACCTGGAGCGCAGCAATGGTGTCCACTATGCCTCGCGGTCCGCCACCGAGGTCGGGGAGCGGGCTGTAGCGCGGGCGGCGGTTGTAGCGGATGTGGATGCCGTCCATGTCCAGGATGTAGCCGGAGCGGAGCGAAGCCGCGCTGGAAACATCGGTGCGGATGTAGAGATCCGGGACGAGGAGAATTTCGCCGAAGTCGCCGACGAAAATATCCACCTTTTGCTCGACCTTGTTTTCCGACAGGTCGGCGTTGTAGACGCGGACGCTGGCGGCGGTGTTGGTCGTGCCGAACTGAACCTGCGTGAAGCCGGTGAACTGGCGCTTGAGGGTCGGTCCGCACAGAAGTGTGAACGTCTTGCTCTTGCCGGTCTGTTCGTAGATCGACTGAAGCAGGCCCTGGATCACGCTGTCCGTGGTGTTGGCCATGGTCGCGGTGCTGATCGAGGCGGCCGGCGTGCGGTAAGCCGCGGGAACCGCGGTGCCCGAATCTGCTTGAGCTGAATTTGAAATCCAGCTGCCCAGGCCACGCGTTTTGAACGGATTTGCGCCGCTCTCGGCTTGGCTGTCCTGGTCGGAGCAGAAGGTTGCTTCGAGATCGCGGGCGAGTTCCTGGATGCTCTTCTTGATGGCGCGGGCCATCTCGCGTTTGGTGCCGATGCCGGCGACGTCGGAGACGTTTTCGGCGAGATCGCTGACCTTGGGCAAACGCCAGAGCTTTTGAATGCGGCCGTAGAGGCGCTCGCGCTGGGCTGCGGGGTTGGCGAACGTGGTCGCGTCCTCGTTGGAAAGGACGCCCGACGTGTTGGGCGTGTCGTAGCCGTCGACGAGCCAGCTAAAGAGCGGGTTGGTCGGGGCGGTCGACTTGCGGGCGGCGCTGACGAGAGGCGTCGCTTTTTGATCGGCAATAGCGATCAAATCGGCGAGGTCCTCGCGGGCTCCGACCTGACTGGTTACAAGTAATTCTGCCACTGATTTATCCTCCTTGGATAAGTGAAGTTGTTTTGGTTCTTGGTTTCGGGACGATCACACGATCGCCTCGAGGTAATCAGTGAGGGCTTCGGCATTGCCTCCACTCTTGAAGACGCGCTCGGCCTTTTGCCGCAACGCTGCCTCCGAACCGGAAACCTTCGGGCGGGCTACCGGGGACGGGGTCTTCGGGACCTTCGCCGCGGCGGCCGGTGACTTCTTTGCCTGGCTGGCGCTTTGCTTCCGTTGCTGTTGCGCCAGCTTGGCCTCACGCATGTTCTGTCCGACAAACGCATCGCCGACGATCAGCTCGTAACCGGGGAACCGGGTGAGCCAAGGGTAGGCTTTCAACGAAGCATCGAGGTAGGCCTTGGGGACCGTCCCCTGCTGGAACAGCTCGGGATAGACGGACCTGGCCGCCGGCAACAGTTGCTCGCGCAGTTGGAGGTATTCCTTCTGCTTGGGCGCGTTGCGCAGGAGCGACTTGGCGTTGGCCCGGATCTGCTTCACCGCGTCGGCGTCGTAGAATTTCTCCTCGCCGCTGATGGTGACAGATCCGCCGTCGCGGTTGTCTTCGGCCCAATCAAGGACCGCCTGTGCTTTGTTGATCTCCGCCTCGAGGGCGGCTGCGTCTGTGAAAGAACTGAGCGGATTATCCGGGTCGACGGTGACGACGGGCGGTTTGCTCTCGGCCTGCTGGCGCAGGGCGGCGAGCTCGGCCTTGATCGAGTCGCGCTCCTCGCGCAGCTCGTGCTTCTCGGCCGTGAGGCGGTCGATGCGCTTCTGGATCTTGTCGGAGGATTCCGGCTCTTGGTCTTTCGACTCCGGCTTCTCGTCCTCCTCCTCGTCCTCGGCGGGTTCTTCCGTCCCCTCCTCCGCTTCTTCCTCGCCGGCTGTCTCCTCCGGTTCGTCGGTCGCGGTGTTGTCCGTCGCGGGTTCGTCGGTCTCGGCGTCCTCCGCGGTTGCGTTTGGCTCGGGCTTCTCCGTTTTCTCGGCCGGCGTCGGGGCGGTGCGTATGCCCAATTCCTCGGCGATGGCGTTGATGTCGAAGTCGTCCGTGCTGTTGGTCACCTGCTGTGGTGTTTCCGTTGCCATGGTTTATGCGTCCAAGAACGCGACAGGATTCGAGTTGCCCGGCGCCGTGGGTGTCGCCGTGCATGCGCGGTGAATCCAGAAGTCCGCTCGCATGTAAAGCGAGTTACGGCGACGGACGCGGGATTGATAGGGGGCGGCGTCGCAACCGACACCAACGAGCCAGAACGCGCATCAAATAGCGCGTTCCGCGCAGACGAAGAGACTAAAAGACCAAAAGACTTGAAAGGCAGCAGACGATGGCGCAGAATGGACTCGTGATCGCCAAGGTTTGGAACCATCTCATGCGGAAGGACACCTGGTGGAGCTACGGCGGTGGCGGGCTCACTCGCCTCGAGCTCTACGCTTGCATGACGTGGATCGCCGGTTGTATCGCGGCGAGCATTTACCTGGTTGTGACGCGGATTATCCCTACCGTGTCATAGGACTTTGCGCAGGTAGACGGCACCGGCGCCGCCGTATTTCGTCGTCGGGCGGTAGAATTTGTAGCCGCAACTGATGAGGCTGTTGAGGGACGGACAATTCCATGGCACGCAATAGGTGATGAGCTCGGTGACGGCCAGACGCCGGGCGGCAGCTTCTCGGATGCGGATGAGGCGCTTCTGTAGTCCCCTGCCACGGTGCGCGGGCACCACGCCGACGCGGCAGAGGAAGGCGAGCCCGAGGTTGTGCTCCGCCTGGCAAAGGCGCAGGCCGGCATAGGCCACCGGCTGCTCGCCGTGCCAGACAATCCACCAGAGGCTATCCGCCGGGTTGATCCGGTCGTCGTGGGGGAAGCAGATTTCGTCCAGCGCCAGGACCGCCACGGGCAGGTCCGCTCGGCGGATGGTGTAGCGGCGGTCTGCGACCGTCGCACGCATCTCAGTAGAACGGGAAGAAGGTGGCCGTCTGCCGCGAGCAGCCCTTGCCCGGGGCGAACTCCATGATCCAACCGCCGACCATGGCGCTGAGCCCCTTGGTGAGCATGAATGGCGTCTGCCGCTGGAAGCAGCCGACTTGCAGGACGCTGACGTTGCGGTAGCTCGGAATCCAGTCGGACTTGTGGTAGTTGCCGATGGCGAGGATGTCGGGTTTTTGTCCGCCTTCGATTTGCTCGACGATTTTCTGGGGGCGGTAGCTCAGCGCGTAGCTGGAGCCGCCGCCGGGGTGCAGGACGCCGACGGTGAATTTCTTGCCGTTGGCCTCGAGTTTGACCGTGCCGTAGTCCTCGCCGATGAAATGCCAGTCAGGGCGCAGGGCCTCGAGCCCCTTGCCCACGGTGATGCCGGCGGCGCGCTTAAAGGCGACATCGTGGTTGCCACTGATGAAATAGACCGGGCATCCGAAATGCGGGGCGACTTCGGCGAACCATTGCGATTGCGCTTCCCAGCCGTGCTTGTGGGTTTCGAATTCTTGGCCGCGGTAAAGTTTGTATCCCTCGAGGACGTCGCCGGCGTGGATCATGCAATGCACCTTGGCCTCGCGGCAGGCGTGGGCGTAGGCGTTGAGGGCGTCGAGGTCTTCGTAGAGGGAACCGAAATGCGTGTCGCCGAAGATGCCGAAGCGGATGGTGTCCGCCGGGATCTCGAGCTTGGTCTGGCGCTTGTTGGCCTCGAGGTGCTCGTAGACGCGGGCCATGGCGGAGTAACGCGACTGGCCTTCGGCGGACTTGGCGTATTCCTGCTCGAAGTCTGCTACGGTCTTGACGCGCTTGGCGGCGGTTTTCTTGGATTTCCTCATAGCGGGCCGACGATTTCCTTCATCTCCTCGATGACGCGGGGGCGGGCCCAATACGTCACGTCACGTAACTTGAGCTTGTTGTGCTGAAATTCGGGCAGGTCGGCGTAGCGGCGCCAGACGTGGTTGGGGACGCCGGAGGCGGCTTTCATCTCGTGCTCGGTGAGATACCCCTCGCCCAGATCGGCGATGGCGCGTTTGAGCTTCAGCGCGTAGTCGTGCTGCGAGCGGAATTCGCTCAGGGTGCGGGTCTTGACCTTTGAAGCTGGGAGCGTGGAGCTGGGAGCAGGGAGCTTTGGAGAGGGCGCAGAGGGTTTATTTGGACCGCTTACCTGCGCAAGAACCTCTCGTATCACGGACGTCGGGACAGGTCCGCCCTTGCCATTGTAAAGCGCACGTCGAATGCGCTCCGGGTTGGCTATGCCATTCCGGTCGATGTAGTTTTTGACGCGTTGCCGCGGGTCCATGCGATGGCACGAGTGCGCGTTGCGCGGAGGAAAAGCCATCACGCTCCGTCGCAACGGACACCAACGGGCGCAAACTGACGCCAATTAGCTGCGTTCGCTGGTCGGATACTCAATGTCGAGAAGCATCTCCAAGCAGTGAATCGCCTTCTCGATGTCTTGGCGGCCGTTCTTCTGTCCGTGCCGCGAGATGTAGCGCACGACGCAGGACTCGAGGTAAGGCATGCGGTTGCGCTGGCAGAACTCGGCGGGCTGGATGACGAGGCCTTTGTAGTGCTGCCCGGCGACTTGTTTGTCGAGGGCGGTCATAGGCGTTCGGTCACGGCTTCGTTGCGCTTCTCCTCGAGGGCGCGGTAGAGCTCGACGTAGGCGCCGAGCTGGCCGGCGGCATACGCGGAGTAGCCGTGCTCCTTGCTCGTCGCCATGTTGGAGACGATGTCTGTGGCGTCGGCGATGCGGTCCTGGATCTCGAGCATGACGGCGACCCAGGCCGACGGCGCGCTTTCCCGGGTAAAGGCCAGCGCGGCCTCGGCGTTGAACTCCGGCGGCGTCGGGTAGACGTCCATCGGGACGGGTTTGGTTTTGCCGAGGGTGATCATGGTGTTGTCTCCAGTTGCAGGGTTTTGACGATGTCGCTGCGGCGGAACCATTTCTTGCTGATGCCGCGCAGCTTGACGGGACGCAGCAGCCCGCTCTCGAGCCACTTGCGGTAAGTCGCCGGCGTGATCTCGAGCCACTCGAGAATGTCGGCGCGTTTAAGGAGTTGTTTGTTCATGCAGGAGTTGGCAGTTGGCAGTTTTCAGTTGGCAGTTTTCAGTGCATACAAATCGTTTGGCAGCCTGGTAGTGGCGGCGGCGTCCCCGATGACGCCCACGTCCAGCAACCGCAATGATCCTTGAATGGAGCGTTGACGGTGTGGCAGCGCGGACACTCCCACCCTTGGCCATGCACGGTGCGTTTTATCGACTCCGATTCTTGCAATGGCTTGTTGTCCATTTC